TCGATACCGGGATTCAAGTACGATGTAAACAAATTCTCCTATGACATTCAAGCGTATATCTACACGCAGGTCGCGGGTCTTGATGACTTTTTTTGGGTTGCTCAGGAAAAGACGTACCCGTACCCGGTGGCTGTGTATAAGGCGAAGGAAGAGACGATTCTGAGAGGGCAGTTCAAGTTCGAGCATGCCGTCGCCAAAATAAAAGATTGGCTTTTCCTTGACAAACCCGTAGTCAATGACTACATTTACGAAGAAATTTAATTCAACATTCTATTCACATGGATACAAACAACAAACCAGCAGACCGCGTTTTCATCGGCGATGTAACGCAGGTCAAGTCTTCTGCTCGTGTCAAGTTCACCCTTGCTGAGTTGGAAGAGATGAAGAAGTACGCAACAGATAAAGGCGCTGTCTATGTCTCAGTCGTGTTGACTCCTGACAAGGAGCGCTTCTCAAAGTCGAACGCTTGGGCATCCGTCTACGACCCACGTGCCGAAGGCGCTCAGCAAACCAAGTCGAACGACGTACCGTTCTAAGGGGTAAACTGTTTCATGATGTTAGGGGGTGGCCTTGGGTTAAGGGCTGCCCCCGCTTCATCTCATGAGAGACATCTACTACTACGAACTAAAGCTCCGGTACAAGAAAGGCAAGAAGGTAATCAGAGAGTACGGCGCGGAGGACTACGCTGTCACCAGTGCAGAGACCAAAGAGGACATCCTCAAGGGACACACATGGGACAGGATGTACCGCAACTACTACGGACCTAGATACGATGGCACAGTCGAAATCAAAATTGAAGAGATACTCTCCAAGAAGAGAGTGGGTTCCAAAGTACGAAGTCAAGCGCCGTGATGTCGGCGACCTCATCAAGGTGAGGGACTCGTACTACCAAGCTATTGGTTACCCGTTCGACCCACATAACCGAGAGCAACGCAACGTCATTTTCCGGGTGGCGTTTGCAGAGGCAATGTTCCACTACTTCACAATCACGTCAATCGCCAAGGCTCTTGAGAAAGACCACAGCAGCGTGAGTTACTACGTGAAGAACTCATCACTGTACGATGGGTACTACGACTTCTACAAGATTCTCAAGGAGGCAGCTACCTGCATCTACCACTTGGAGGTGGGGAGTACAGCCTTGGGTATGAGACTAAAAGAAAATATCAAGCAGTATGTCGCAGAACTTGAATCATCGTGACTTTGTGCGAGACGTCAAGGGCGTGTTAGGCGAGCTCACTTCTCTACTTACGGAGAAGAACAGGAGGTATGGCAACGCTGCGCTCAACCCAGCGCGTATCTTTAGCAAGGCTACCTCACACGAGCAACTGCTAGTTCGCATCGACGACAAGCTGAACCGCATCAAGAACTGGGGGACAGACGACGTGGATGAGGACACACTGCTAGACCTGATGGGCTACTTGGTATTGCTAAGGATTAACATGAAACATGAAACAGGTGGTAACGATATTCGAGGACCTTTACAACAAGACACCGCTGTACATCACAGTGGAAACAGCACTGCAACGCATCCAATCTGGCAAGCAGAAGAAGAAGATTGAGCGTGTCCGTGGCGGGGACAAGGAAGCCAAGAAGCTTCTTCCCATCGTGCTGTGGAGCGGTGTGTTTAATGAACGCAATGACGAGTCGCTGCAGAAACACAGCGGCATCATTGTTCTAGACTTCGACCATGTCGGGGACGTAGAGGATGCTAAGGCTAGGCTTGCCTTCGACCCGCACGTGGTAGCGTGTTGGACTTCACCTAGTGGTGACGGAGTCAAGGCACTCGTAGAGATTAGCAACCCGGAAAGACACAGGGACCACTTCCGTTCTCTCTGTGATTACTTCCAAAGAAAGCATGAGCTCGAGGCTGACCCATCGGGCATCAACGAATCGCGTGCGTGTTTTGAATCGTACGACGACAACATCTGCATCAACTCAGAGCCCACTAGGTTTGGTGGACTCAAATCGGAACAGCATGCAGAGCCAGACCCTACCGAGGTAAAGGGGCGTACTGACTACGAGAAGCTTCAGATAGCTGCTCAAATGATTCGGTACGCCCCCGATGGGGGCAAGCATGCAGCGTTAGTGCGTGCCTCCTACCTGATGGGCGGCTTCATTGCTGCTGGTCGGGTCGAAGAGGACGAAGCCTTTCGCGTACTTGTTCGTGAAATTGAAGCACGGAATCCTCTCGACCTTGACCAAGCCCGAAAGACAATCGTCGATGGCATAGAGAAGGGCAAGCTCGCGCCGATTGGTGAGATTACCCGTGAGCTTGAGAAGGTCAGGCACGAGATGCGGGTGAACGATGGTGACATGTCCTTCATCACGTCGGACGACAGAGACTACGAGTGGATTCAGAAGTTCATCGCAGGACAGATTGAACTAGGCCTTGGCACAGAGAACGAGAAGTTCGACGAGTACTTCAGGTTCAAGCGTGAGTTCCTCATGATTAACGGACACAGCAACGTGGGTAAGACCACCTTCACGCTGTGGCTGATGGTCGCTGCATCCATGTTGCATGGGTGGAAGTGGCTTGTCTACAGTGCAGAGAACCCGACATGGGCCAACAAGATTAAGGTGATGCAGTTCTGCATGGACATGCCTATCAAGCGCATGAACCACAAAGAACTTACGGCTGCACACGAATGGGTGAACAAGCACTTCACGTTTGTTGACAACCACAGGAACTACAGTGTTCACGACATCCTTGTCTTCGCAGAGAAGATGAAGAACTACGAGGGCATCGACGGTATCTTGGTTGACCCCTACAACGCACTGCGTATTGACCTGAGCTCACACCGTGGACTCAGCACACACGAGTACCACTACGAGGCAGCCAGCGAGTTCCTCACCTTCAGCAACAAGCATCAGGTTGCAGTGTGGGTCAACGCCCACGCCTTCACTGAAGCACAGCGCAGGAAAGGTCCCGATGGGTTGCCGCTTGCTCCCTACGCTGAGGATACAGAGGGCGGTGGTAAGTTCGTGAACCGTGCCGACGGATTCATTACGCTGCACCGCAAGACACAAGCAGAGGACTGGAGTGACAGGCGTACCGTGGAGATGCACGTACGCAAGGTCCGCATGACTGAGACGGGTGGCAACCCCACCGCACTAGACTATCCACTACGATTCGAGTTCAGCAAGCAGCAGTCAGGATTCAACTTCGTGAGCCCCGGGCCACGCCTGTTCCGTCCACTGTGTGAATTGCTTGTGGGAAAACAGATGACGCTTTGATGTTGTAAGTACACCTATTTACCAGTAACTTGCATCATGGCACGGCGTAAAAGCATGAACCGTGGTGGCAAGAAACTCAAGTCAGGTCTTGAGGTTTACTGTTACGACAAGTTGAAAGAAGCCAAGCTCAAGTTCGAGTACGAGCCTGAGAGCTTCACTCTCGTCGACAAGTTCATCTACCCCGGAATCTATTTCAAGTCGACCAACAGGCGACCTGACATGATGGATTACTCAGGGAAGATGGTCAGGAAGATGGAGTACACACCGGACTTTGTGTCTCACGAGCACAAGTTCATCATCGAAACCAAGGGGTACCAGCGTACCCAGCACGGGTTCCCACTCAGGTGGAAGCTCTTCTTGAAGCAGATGGTGGAGACCGGGAATGGCGACTACATGTTGTTCGTGCCGAAGAACAGCAAACAAGTAGACAAGGTCATTCAAATCATCAAGGATGAAATTAAGAAAGCTAAGTGAACTGTACTCGTTCTCCACGCAGGAGATTCAGAGGCTCACAACAGAGCTGTACGAGTCGCTGCATGACGATGCAGGCAACCCTATCTCTTCTTCGGAGGAGGTGTCGGAACTAGTCAAGGACTTCCGTATGAGGGTTAACATTGAGGTAGCAACTGTCAAGGATGCCTGCCTTGAATACAACCACTCATGAGTAAGAACTTCCTTGCAGACATGCAGGTTGGTGACCTAGGTGAGCAGCTTTGGGCAGCGTGGCTCAACGCAAAGGGAGGTGACTGCACAATCTCAACAGGCAAGTGTGACTGGGATGTCTTCGACAACAACACTGGCGTGTACTACGAAGTCAAGACAGACGTCAAGGCATACTACTGGGCAGAGCGCAGGAAGGAGCCAGTCAATCTGTTCTTGGAGTACGAGTCAGTTAAAACCCAGCAACCTTGTGGGATTATGAAGACAAAGGCAGAGTACTTGGTTTACATCGTCCGCAATCCAGAGAAACTCCACATCGCTTTTACGTTTGACTTGGAGAAGCTGCGTGCTTATCTTTGGAAGGCGCACAAGGAGAACCGCTTTGCAATCCGCAAGCCTGTGATAAACGGCATCGGCAACGTCAAGGGGTGGACACCACCCATCCATGAGCTCGTTGACGACAAGGATTCAGGGTTTGTCAAGCTCATCATCCTGCCAATGTTCCTTCTAAACAGCAGCAATGAAACAACACTATCGCAACTGTCGTTGCTTGAGACAGAAAATCGACAGCTTGTTGAGGTCTAACGCCTCGTATCAAGCGCACAACATTGGGTCAGGAACTACCCCAGAAGAGAAAGAGGAGGTGAACCGCTACTGTTACGAGCAGTTCATCCTCCCCATCAAAGACTTGGACGAAGACTTCTTCGAGTCTATCAGCTGA